TGACATAAACGGCAGACGTGAGGAGCTTCAAATTGTGGCTGCCGAAATAAACAGAACCGCAGCACAAAGTCTTGATACAGAGGTCTATAATGGCGAGTAAGGACAACACTTTCGGTTTTGAAGATTTACAGAAAGCTTTTAATCGTATTGAAAAAAAGTACCCCAACAAGACAGACGCAATGCTTATGGCAATGGCTCGCATAGCTGCCACAAGAACCAAGAGCAAAACCCCGGTTGGTAAAACCAAGAAACTCAAATCTACATGGAGAACAAAAAAGCCAAAGGTTTATGGCAAAGTGCGAGTCGCCCGTATGCAGTCTGCTTCCCGATATGCTCACGTTGTTGAAGACGGACATGAGATTGTCACAGGTGGTAAAGGCAGTAAAAACGGCAGAAAACTCAATACACTGCAAAGAGCCGTTCGCGGCGTTAAGTCCGGCGGTCGGGTTGAAGGTAAAAAGATGGTAGCTTCAGCTATAAGCGAAATTGAAAGTACATTTGATAAGTCGGCAGAGAAGCTCCTTGCCGACCTTTTAAAAGAGGTTGAATTATGATTGAGATTAAAGACATACAAACCGCTGTTGCAAATCTTCTTAAAAAGAATGGTTACACGGTCATTGCCTCGGAAGTTAAAGAAGGTTTTTCAAAGCCGGCTTGCTTCATTGAGGTTATGCCCGTAAATGTCACCATTGAAAGTCAGTTTACAGAACATATAACAGACAGTGTGGAAATATCCTACTTCCCGGCAATAGAAACTAAAGAGGAGCTCATTGAGACAGCAGAAAATTTCAAGAAGATTTTTCTTTACACTCCGATTAAAGTGGATGACAGATATCTGTCGGTAAATGAAATAAGCTTTGATACGGACAAGTCAGCTCTGCTTGTATACTTTGAACTTGAGTTCCTGCAGGAAACAGAGGTTGAGGATACAAAAATTCCAAAAATGAATAATTTAGACGAAAGCGTGGTGAAAGGCGGTCATGGGACTTCCGAAAATACTTATTGAATTTAAAACCCTTGCTGAAACTATCATTGCCAGAAGCGAGCGAGGGATAGTTGCTGTTATTCTGAAAGATAACAGTAACAACACAGAAACATATACCTACACACAGGAAAAGGATATTGTTAAAAGCCATTACACAGCAGCAAACCTTACATTTTTACAGCATATTTTTATGGGCAATCCGTCAAAGGTTATCGTTGAGAGAATCCGTACTGACGGGGATATAAGCACAGCACTTGAAAAGCTGAAAAATAAGCAGTGGTACTATTTGACGGTTCCGCAGATTACGGAGGAGGAAATCAACACCGTAGTTACATATATCAAGGAAATGCGTTCACAATATCACAAAACATTTAAAGCAGTTCTTCCAAACTGTACTGCCAACAATGAGGGAATTATTAACTTTGCAACTGATGATATTAAGGTTGATACAAAGACATATACCTCTGCAGAATTTTGTCCGAGAATCGCAGGTATCCTTGCAGGACTTCCGCTCAACCGCAGTGCTACATATTACGCTTTAACAGAGGTTGATAGCATAACCGAAAGCGAAACTCCTGACGCAGATGTTGACAACGGTAAGCTCATCCTCATAAACGATGGTACAAAAATCAAAATTGCAAGAGGGGTTAATTCCCTTACAACATTTACAGAAATCAAAGGTCCCGATTTTGCAAAAATCAAGATTGTTGAGGCAGTAGATATGATCCGTGACGATATAAGAAATACATTTGAAGATAAGTTTGTGGGTAAGGTTGAAAACTCCTATGATAACAAGGTTGTGTTCATTGCCGCAGTAAACAAGTATTTTAAAGACCTTTCAAGCCGTGGTGTCCTTTATGATAAGTTTGATAACAGGGCGGAAATTGATATTGATGCTACCCGTGAATATTTGAGTCAGACAAAGGATGTATCTGATTGGGAGGAAGAGAAAATTAAGACTGCAAACACAGGCACAAATGTATTTGTTAAAGCAAACATTCAAATCCAGGATGCAATCGAGGATTTGAACTTCAAGATTTATATTGAGTAAGGGGGTGAAATTTTATGGCTGTAAAACCAACAGCACCAAGAGTTATGAACGGTAAATGGGGCATGGTATATATTGACGGTGAGCCTGTTTATGAAACTGATTCTTATGAAGCAAAAGTGAAAATCGAGCGTGAGGATGTGGACTTTGTTATGCAAATGGCAAAGGACTCGAAAATGACAGGTCTTACGGGGGAGTGGAGCATGAAGGTCAAGAAAGTGTTCTCCCGTGGCGCAGAGCTTTTGTCGGAGAAAATCAAGAGAGGTCAGGATGTCCGTATTCAGATTATTTCAAAGGTCGATGACCCTGATGCATACGGAAGTGAACGTCTTGTAATTGAGAACGCCTGGTTTAATGAGCTGACATTGCAGAAATTTGAAAATGCAAAAATGATAGATGAGGAATACAGCGGTGGTTTCACCGACTACTATTTCCCTGATTTAGTGAAAGTGAGGTAATTATTATGAATACAAATACAAAAATAACTCTCCAGGAGCTTATCCGTAGAAAGGAACAGATGCTTGAAAGCAAGAGACAGCCTAAAACTGCAACGCTCTACATAAAATCCCTTGACGGAACAATCACCATTGAAAGTCCGACGGCGGCACTTGCCCGTGATGCACAGGAAATGGACAATGGTGATGCGTACATGGTTTATTCCTGTGTAACAGAGCCTTGTCTTAAATCAAAAGAACTGCAGAATGAATTTGGCTGCGTTGACCCTATGGAGATTGTTGACAAGGTTTTTGATACGGGAGAAATCCCGCAGATTGCCGTTGAGTGCCTTAAGCTTGCAGGATATGTTGACGGTGTCAAGGTGGTAAATGAGATAAAAAACTCATAAGAGGTGACGGAGAGCTTGCCATGCTCTGTCACTTCCTTAACAGGGGAATACCCCCTGATAAGATTATAAACCTTCCTGTTACAGAAAAGCTCTTTTATAAAGGTTGTTATGAAATCTTTATGGAGGACGAATACGAAAAATATAAGGCGTTGACAGGCGGTGACGGCTAATGGCTAAACGAAACTTATCCCACATATAGGATAAGTTCTTATATCCCATATGTAAAATTATCCTTTCTAATATTGTCAAGTATATAAAAATCCGAGAAATTTTCGATAAATTTCTCGGATAATAATTAGGTTTTTAACATTCATCTGTGATACAAAAATGGTAGCCGCATTTCCATAGGCTGTATTTTTTTTAGTTTGCCTACTTCAGGTAAAGGCTTGCCACGATTATCAAGATACTTGTTTGCAAGTTCAGGTGTTACTTGAGCATATACAGCTGTTGTAGTCAAATTTGAATGACCAAGAAAGGCTTTGATTGCCAAAAGGGAATCTCCGGCTTCTAACATATGAACAGCTATTGAGTGTCTAAAACTATGAGGCGAATAACTTTTTTGCGTAAACATATGCGGATATATTTCTTTGGCTTTGCTTACATATTTTTTTACAACTCCTTCGACACAGGAAATACTCATGTGTTCGTTTGTTTGACTTGAAAATAGATGCATTGATTTACTTTTATCTGAAGTACAATCAAAATTCCTGCTTTTTATGTATTCTCTTAAAATAGCTGTGCAATTGTTAGGTATAACTACAAGTCTTGATTTGTTACCTTTGCCATGCAAGCGGATTGTAGTAGGATTATTAAATGAGATATCATCGAGTGTAATATCGCAAATTTCCTGTGCTCTTGCTCCTGAAGCATATAACAAACTCAATAGAGTGATGTCCCGTTGTCCAATCATTGTTTTTGTATCCGGTATTTTTAATAAGATAGAAACTTCATCTTTTGTAAAATACTTGATCACAAGCTGTTTTGGTTGTCTTTTGACAGGTAAATTCATCATTGCTGTATAAAAAGAAAGTGAATTAACAAAGGACTTTTTCGAAGCAAATTTTGCAAATGATACTATAGCAGACCGTCTGAGGTTTCTTGTTTGTATGCTACAATTACGTTCTTGTTCCAAATGGAGCAAAAAATCAGCAATTATATCTGTTGATAATGTTTGAAAAGATATTTTATCAAGATAAATATTCTTTTCTGTTTCTAAATATTTAAACAATAGCTGAAATGCATATTGATATGATTTTATTGTATTGTGGCTTACACCTTTAATATTTGGTAAATAGTTGACAAAATATTCTTCCAGTAATGACAAAAGCTCGTTTTGATGTTTTTTCATTTAAAACTCACCTCCGGAAAAAGGCTACCGATACCATCATTCATACGTTCATGCGATACAGTGTACATTAGATAATCATCTGTGATGTATGTATTTGTAGCAATAAAATTTGAATGTCCCAAATACGTTGATAAGAATGGAGCAGTATCATAAAAACTGCGTCCCTCCTTTTCTGATTTTTTGAAAGATTCAAATGCAAAGTAATGTCTTAACGCATGGACACATATTCCTTCAGAACGAGCTGTATGTCTTAATTTAGTTATATCTGCTTTCTGTAATACTTTATTAAACCAGTAACTGAAAACACGATATTCATACGGCTTGTCAAAATCAAGAGGATTTTCAAACACAAAACTATTTATATCAAATCGACGTATTTGTTTTTGATATTCTTTTAATATGTTTGTCAATGATTGATGCATCGGTACAAAACGCTGTTTTTTGTTTTTAGCATTGATAACTGTAATTACTCCGGTATTGAGATTAATATCCTTCCATCTCATTTCTAATACTTCAGTGATTCTCATGCCACAGCATATGAGTATTCGAAGTATTAAAGGAAAAAACTGTTTTACTGGATAAACATTCATATATGCCACTAAATTGTCTGCAGCCTCAATAATTTTATCGATTTCCTCTTTGGTAAAATTGTGTGCGACATAATCAGATGAAACACGTATACTTTCAATTTCAAAAGCTGGTATTCCCAAGGCATTAAGATAACGTGCAAATTGGCGTAATCTTCCTGCTTCACCAGCTCTACTGCGAGAGCTGGTTTCAAGTGTATTAATCCAAGCATATTGAATTTCTGCAGATAGCATTCTTTCTTGATAATTTTGCTTTACCAAGAATTCATCAAATCTTCTGAATGTGTAATAATAGCTTTCTATAACTTTGTCAGCATTGTTAACAAACTCTAAATATTGTTTCATTTCATGAGCAAGTACACTTTTAAAGGATGATGTAGAGTACATTATTTACGCACCCCCTTTAAGTAATCTGCGAATAATCCGCTTGGTGGTGGTGCTTCAAGTGCACATGTACGTAAATCCTCAATAGACATTTTTGTATAAAAACGTGTACTTTCAGGATCTGTATGTCCTAAAATCACACGAACGACATCATATGGTACATTTTCTGAAAGTAATTCACTTGCAAAAGTGCTTCTAAGAGCATGAGGGCCTAAATGACGTCCATTACTTTCAATGCCTGCATTTTTAAAGTTTCTTGCAACAATACTTGTAACACAACCCTGGCTTAGTGGCAGAAGCGAATTGTTACTATCTAAAAAAACATACGGAGCTTCAGACGCAGCTCGTGCATTATATATGTAATCTTTCAGAGCGTAGATTACATCAGTTGGCATAGATAACCTATGATGTACAGATGTTTTGCTTTGCGTAAAATCAATAAAAGAGTTATTAAAATCAATATTCTCAAAACGAAGATTCCTTATATCAGAATTACGCAACCCCATTCTTAAAGCAAGCAATATTACAGCATAATCTCTTCTACCTAAAATAGTTTTTCTGTCAATAGCATTTAACAACAAATTAGTTTCATCTTTAGAAAACACAGAAGGAACTTTTTTTGTTCTTCGGACAATAGGCAAAATGTCTCCAAAATTCGTTTTCACCAATCCGAGTTTTATCAAATGCGCGAAAAACAATTTTGTTATTGCCCTAAAACTTGGCTTGTTAGTACTTTTTTTAAAGGCATTTACAACTGTATCAAGGGTTATGTCATCCCAATTACTTACCCCTTGTTCAAAAAAGGCAGTTAACATAGCACAACTATCCATACGATATTTGTGTATGGTGGACTCTTTTAAACTTCGTGGTTTTAATGATTCGATAAATGACTCGAATTCAGCTTTAAAACAACTGGGTGGTTCATAAACCCTTAATTTTTTTTGATAATTACTCATGTAATCACTCCTATCTTTTATTTGATAGGGTTATTTTAGCGAAAGTGTTAAAGAAATACATAATGGGACTTGATGGTGACATAAATGATAATCATCCAATTTTTTATTATCGGCAAAACATACCTTTAACATCGGGTAGCGTGTATGGTCGATTTCGTTTGACCTTACAAGAAAGTGGTATACCGTACGAAGGAAATTTACGTGGTCCCCGCCTTCATGATTTTCGGCATACATTTGCAGTAACAACAATGAATCGTCTTTGTGATGAGGGTAATGATATGTATGTATCTTTACCTGTATTATCAGCGTACCTTGGTCATACAGATATTAAGACCACAGAACGTTATATTCGGTTAACGGAGGAACGGCTTTCTAAAATCATAGATAGTATTCAGTTACATATTCCCGATGTGTTTCCGGAGGTGAAAGAATATGAAGAATTCTAAAGCTGAAACATTCGGTCAATACTTAAACAAGTATTTCACTATATATCTGCCGGGACATAGAGGACTTTCAGAAAACAGTATTTTATCTTATTGTTCGAATGGTGTGCCATAAAATCGCACCCTATAAAGGCATCATTGACCTTGTTAATAAAGGTATCCAATGCTTTGCGTGTAGAATTTTTCACCTCTTTATTTTTTGAAAAATCAGAGACAAACTGCTCCCCAATTTCAGGTGAATAGTCATGACAGTCGTTTTGAGTCATATAAGTCTCTAACGTTGCGAATCTGAGCCGCAGATAATACTGATATTGCTCAGAATACTGGTTTTCCTGAATCATTGAGAAAAACCTCTGCTTTAATGCGGAAAATGTACTGTTTAAATTATGTTTCATAAGCGAAACCTCCTTATAATTATGATATTTTAATTATAAGGGTTCTAATTAAAATTGTATATAATTATTCAAGGAAATAATCGTTAACTCACATATTTGTGCAATGTTTATGCGATTTCCTCGAATAATTCAATACAGAGAATAATCGACCTTATTCGAGTTCTCGAATAAGGTCGAGTTCAGACTTTTCCAATTCGACAACCCAACACCTGAACGACGCGGAGGCATACACGCCGGACAGTTAAAAAGCTACATTCAGCTTTGCCTTGCACTCAGCCAAATGGCAAAGACGGTGAAAACCGCAAGTCCAAAACCACAGCAAAATGAGAATCCGAAATACGCAATGCGTACCTGGCTCTTAAGGCTTGGGTTCATAGGAGACGAATTTAAAACAGCACGAGAACTCTTTACAAAACGCCTGTCGGGAGACACAGCCTTCAGAAACGGAAGGTAAGAACCAAAAACCGACACACCACTGACCGCAGGAGGCGGTCTTAGGGTGGTAGAAGACGATTTGAAAGGAGATTTTTTTATGCAGAAAAATTCAAAAAAGAGGTATTACATTGCCTACGGAAGTAACCTTAACACGGTTCAAATGAGGTGGCGATGCCCTAATGCAATCGTGATGGGAACGGCAGAGCTCAAGGACTGGCGACTTGTTTTCAAAGGAAGCAAGACAGGTTCTTACCTTACGATAGAACCTGCCAAAGGGTACACTGTTCCCGTTGCCGTATGGGAAGTAAACGAGTCGGACGAGGCGAACCTTGACCGCTACGAAGGCTACCCTACCTTCTATTACAAGAAGGAGCTCGAACTTGAGTACAAAGGTATCTCAAGCGGTCGCAAACGAAAGAGAAAGGTGTTCGTGTACATAATGCACGAGGACAGACCATATGGTGTTCCGTCAAAACACTACATTGAGACTTGTGCTTTCGGATACGATGTATTCAGGTTTGATATGAATATTTTAAGAG